ACCTGCTTAGAGTAAATAACTGGGGAGAAATTACCATTAGGCAGATTACCATAACCTGCTGCAGTTTTAAATGCCATTTTTATCTCCATTGAAATAAACAAATGTATGTCTGAAACATACGACAGATTTACTCGTCATCGGCTAATAGTGTTAGAGGTTGTGTGTTTAGTAGCTATTTAAACACAGGCTCATACCATCAGGTAGGCTTTCAAGTGTATAATAATGTGAGTATCTTATAAAAGGGTCACATCGGTATTTATATATAGTTATACATATAAATATAGTTTTGTCAATACTTTATCTTGCAGAACCTGATATGTCATATAAAAAGTTACCTGATCTGATAGCTTCCATAATAACATCGGAGTTTTTTTCATAATCTTCTGCACTCATATTCTGCACATCAGACTCTTTGATCATAGTATTGTTAGTCTCTGTAGGTGTATTTACTTTGCTTTTAGTGTTGACTGCTCTTGCAGCTTCCTTAGTATTATCACCTTTTGATTTCTTAGTTATATTCTTATCTGCTTTGTAGAGATCAATAGCTCTTGCTGCCGATCTAGCATCGTCATCATTTTCATATAAAGCAACTTGAACCCACTTAGGTTGTTCTTCTGCCCACTCATGAAAGTCATCACTATCTCGTATCTCTTCAAAGTCAGGATGTAATTTAAGTAGTTCTACCTCTGCACGTTCTTTGGTAGCACTCTCATTCATTTCATCTATTTTTTTTATTCTATCTTCTAGCTCTGCAGATTGTTCTCTTGCTTTTTTAATTGCTATAGTTTCTACAATCTTTGCAACATCAGGATATTCTTTTGCCCATGCCTCAATGTCCTCATCAGACTTTGGCAACTTCATTTCTTTTTTAGTTGCAGTAGCTAGTTGACTTTCTAAGTCTAAGAGCTTTTTTTGGTATTCTTTTTCTTTTTCTTGAGAATGCCTACGGAGATCACCATAACGTTTTTTGAAGGTGCGTTCTTCAGCGTTTTTTGGTTCTTCCTTCTCTTCGGTGCTGTCTTGGTTTTTTTCTTCTGTTCTTTCTTCTTTTTCTCCGTCACCTGTTTGCTCCTTTAATAATCTTTTTAAATCTTCTTCATCTTTTTTTATTCTATCTGCGTGAGTAGAACGTTTATTCATAAATGCTGTTTTCTTTGGTGTAGCATCTACCACCATCTCTTGTGCTTGTTCTGCCATTATTTTCTCCTAGGGTTATCGTAGCCATATCGTTGGGGGATAAGTAGCTAGTACATATGTGAATTATTTTTTGGAAGCTAATCCACCTCGCTTCATCTTCTTAGATTTAGGTTTCTTACGTGTTATTAATGAACCTTTATATGTTCCACCATAATCAGTAGTATTATCAGCACCACCGAAGCCACCACTTGCAGCAGCATCTTCACCCGGACCTACATCATCACTATCACCTCCTCCAAAGGTGGCATCCATACCACCCACACCTGATGTTGGAGATGTAGTTGGACCTGTTCCCGGACCTGTTGTTACACCTGTACCTACTGATGGAGATAGACTAGGAGCAGTTTTACCACTTATAACATCTTGTATTCCCTTTTGTTGACCCATACCTAAACTGTCTAGACCCATTGATGTTGAAGGTGTAGTTCCTGTTTCAAAACCTCTTTCTTTTATACTCTTTTCTCTTTCTCTTATTACCTCGGCTAGTTTCTTTCCTAGTTGTACATCTAAATTAAAATTTCTACCTAGTTCTTTTGAAAGCTGTGACTTACTAGTTTTGTCTAAACCATACACTTCAGCAAGAGTATTTATGTTACTAATAACATCATCTTGACTAAGAGCATTTCCTTGATCATCTAAAGCCACTTCAACTACTGTTGCTTTTGCTGCGTTTATAGAATTATTTAGTTCCATTCTTTCTGTAGGACTTAGAGTATTAACATTTACACCTTTTCTACCCATGTCATTTTTTGTTGATGTATAATAACCTGTTATTGCACCTAGAGAAATATTATTAATATTACCTAAACCTCTAGCACTAGTGGCTACATTTTTACCAAAACTATAAATATCAGGACTTAATAAACCAAGTTGCATTCTTCCAATGTTAGCTAAGTTTTTATCCAAGTCATCTAGATTAGTTAATGAACTATAACTTAGTGGGTCTCCTGCAGGGTCTACTGCACTTGTTGTAGGTCCTTGATCATCTCCACCATCTGCTACGGATTCTACTCTAGTAGTTCCTGTTGTGACAGGTTTTATATTTAAGTCTTCTTTTAGGGGTTCAATCTTTTCTACAAATCCATCTGCCAATGCTCTATCTATTTCACCCGGTATCAAGGGTTGTCCTGTGGCTTTTATTATGGTTATAGTTTTAACTCTACCATCAGGATGTGTATATGTTTTTGTTTCTGTTTCAGGTGCTCCTTGTGCAGAAGCTCCTAGAAATTGTTGATAACTAATTGGAGCAAAAGGTTTTGCTGTACCTCTAAATGGTTGTGCCATGCCAACTGTTCTTACATTTGGAGTGTTTACTTGTTGTGTCTGTGGTGGCATCATTTGTTGTGTTTGATTTTGCATATTCATTCTTCCTACAGGTATACTAGGTGCAACATATGTTCCTGCTTGTGCCTCTACAACACCACCCTCTGCCATCTCTAAGTCATCTACTGTAAATGGAATATCATCAGGTAGTGTAGCTTCATCTGAATTACCCATCTGACCCATCTCTTCCATCTTTTTTAAACCTGCTTTTGCTCGTTGTCTAAGGTTCATCAAAAACTCTAGTCCAAGATATCTAACCACATCTGCAGGGAACACAAACTCTCCCTCACTTAATTGTGCAGGTATATCATCTCTGACTTCTTCTTGTGTAGAACCCGGAGGAACTTCATTACCTGATACAGGATCAACTGTGCCACCCTCATCTTTTAGTCCACCTTCTTCAAACAGTTCCATTTGTTTAGACATTGAACCACCTTTAGCAGCTCGTGTCATAGTTCCTTTTTCTATTGCCTTATTTATGTCTTTGTCTTTTATTTCTTTTCTTCTTTTCATACCTTCTTCTTTAGACATAGGCAATGCATCTAGTAAACCACCTGTATCTTGTTTTACATCTATCACTTTTCTTTCTTCTAACTCTTTATTTATTCTCTCTGCACGTCTTTCAGGTGTATCTGTATCAAAAAAATTCATAGCATTTCTAGGGTCTTGATCTGCATAGTAACCATTTTCTTCATAGAATTTTTCTAGTTCTCTAAATCCCATAATTTTAAATTCTTCAGACATTTACTTCATCCCTTAACAATTTAAGTCTTTTTAATACAGATATAGAACCTTGTGCTCTATACAATGTGATAGTGTCTTGGCTTTGTTCCATAGTTTTATATTGCTCTTGTACTAGTATATCAATATAATTATTGAAGTTGTTGATCAGTTGGGGGTTGTTCACCAACGTTTTGAGTTTGCTCAACGTTTGCTTCTTGTCCTTGTCCACCTCTAGGTACTCCTGTAAATCCTTGCTCTCCCGGAACTGGTGCTTGTCCTATGCCTATAGTTCCACCACCTGCTCCTGTTGGGTCATTGGGGTCTACACCTGCAGGTGGTTGTTGTGGTTGTTCAGGTTGATCTCCTCTAAACTGTTTCAACAACTCTGCTTGTATTGATGCCTGTCTCATGTCATTTGTAACTTTGTTAGGATCAAGTTCCATAGACTTAGCTATTTCTCTAATTATATAATCAAACTTTGCAAAAGGTGCTAGTGCAGGATTAGATGCTACACCTAAGAACTGCATAAGTCTTTGTGATCTAACTTCGTTTGCCATTAGACTTTCTGTTCCTCTAGCTTTTACTTCTAAGTCACCTTTTATTTCAGGATCAAAATCAAACTGCATATTAAATCTAAACAATCCCTGACCTAATGGTGTAAGTAAGTAATCATCTATATTTTTTATTACAGTTTTTATACTTCCTGCTGCTGCATTCATGAGCATAGATATACCTGATGCAGTTCTACCTATGCCCTGCACACCTGTCTGTCCATGTGCAAAAGACGGAAAGCCTGTGCTCTCATCTGCTAATACTCTTGCTTTGTCAAACAACTGCATATTTTCACTAGATACATTTGGAAACTTTGTACCAAATATTGCTTGACCCGGTGCTCCACCTTGTCTTCTAAATATTTTACCCGGATACACAGATAAATCTTGACCCGGTACTAAGTTTGTTTCATCTACTTCTATGAGTAAGTTTCCTGACAATACTGCATTATCTACTGCCATTCTCATGAAACCATTCATCAAAGTCTGTGTGTCATCCATATTCTCTGCTAAACCTATACCAAAGAATGAGTATGGATTTAACTCGTATGGTGCTGCCATGTATGGAATGACTGCAGGTTTAAATGGATTTAGTACAACTCTAATTAATTTTTTATTACATACCCATATGTTTACTTGTAGTTCAGGAAAGTCTGTTAACTCTTTAGGTATATCTACCTCTTGGTCTGCTAACATATCTGTATCTATCATACCCCAATACTCAAGAACTTCAAATCTATTTACGTAGTTTTCTTGATTGTAGTCTGTTAGATCATCTTCCCAATATTTCTTAACATAATTTTCACCACCATCTATAGCTTGTTCAATAACTTCTGCTCTAAAGTATGGTCTTTTCTTTAATGCTCTTAGTTCACTTCTAGACATCTTATGTCTTTGTATCACATACTGTGCCTGATCCATATTGGTAGAATCAGGATCAGGATAGAAATCCCAAACAGATACGTGTGATACCTGTGGTACAGTTTTAAATACAGGATTGTACTCACCTGTTTCATCCCAATTAGGATATTCTTTATCCATAGCAAAAGGACCTTTCATAATCCCTGTGCCAAATAAAGCCATCTCAAATGCAGTATGTCTTAAATGTTTATTTGCATTTGACTCTTGTAGTTGGTCTACAATCTTTTTTTCCATAGACTTAGCTGCTATCATAGCAGGACTAAATGTTATCGCTGTCGGAGTTTTACCAACTTCTTCTTTAAGATTCTCAACTTCTTGCAAGTCTTTTTGCAAAGGTCCAAGACGATCAAGTAAACTTTTTTCGGTAGCTCCTTTAGGTAAATCCATACCATCTCCGGGGAAACCATAAGGGGAAACCACTTCAGATTCTCCACGAATTTCTTCAGGTTCTTGGGGATCAAACGAAACATCTTTTGCAACTCCTTCAGGTAATTCAGTGGGTTCTATGCTTATAGGAAACTTACCACCTGCAAATAGGACATCAACTATCTGTCCATAAGCTGCTAAAGTTTTTGTCTTAGTTACCTTAACAAATACTCTAGACTTCTCTGCTTCTGTAAATTGTACATCAGGACCATATAAACCTCTGTAGTTTCTGTAGGCTCTAGTCCATCTAAGTTCATCTTCATATCTATAGTCTTCAGATTTTTTAAACTGAGCCATAACATGATCAACTAAGTTATCTACACCATAGTCGGTAAGTTCTGCATCACTAGAATCTTCTAATGCTATAGCTTCTTCTTCTATGTTTAATTCTTCTTCTGCCATATTAATATCCAAATGTTGAGTCAGCTACAGGCATACTAGCTTTTGGTCTGCCTATAGGGTCGTAGTCAAATATACTAAATCTAGGTCTTGACATAATTCCATATCGTAATGCATCATAAATATGATCTTCTGATCTTGTATCTACATCCTCTGGATTTCTTTTATCTAGAGGTATTGCAGGTATTTGTGATATAGTATTTATACAGTTATTAAAAAACACTATTCTAGGTTCTTCTGTATATTCATCCACTTGCAAACGTCTGTGTAATTCATTTTTACCTGATACACGACTACCTTTACTTCTATCAGATGGTCTCCAACGACATCCCTTTTGTATCATCTGTTCTGCCAAAGAAGGACCAGTATCACCACGTTTATGCCAAAGAGAGCTATCCAAAACCCCATACTTAATATTTCCATCACCTGATTCTAACTCTAATACTTGATCTGCCAAATCAGAGGCTAACACTTTTGAAACGTATAACTCTCTGTATACTATAAGTTGTTCTGCAGGTGAAACTGCAAACCAAAGAACTGCACTATATGAACCATAACCATAGTCACAAGCTCTAAACTTTACCCAATTAGATGGAATAGTAAAAGGTTCAACAACGTGTATATCACGATTAAATTCAGTAAAGGCTGCACCTTCTTTGATATCCCAATCACCTTCAAGTAGTTGCTTCTTCTGTTGTTCAGGCAAAGATAAAAGCATTGCCTCGTAATCACCTGTTTCTGACAGGTAAGGATTATCCACAAGTCTAGCAGGTATAAATCTTCTTTTAAATAAAGACTGTCCTGCTTTAGGATGTCCTGATGGATACTTTAATATTTCTCCTGTCTCAATATTAGTAGCATCAAAAGATTGTCCATAAGGTGCAGGGTCAATAAACATTTTCTTAACCCATTGATGACCCGGACCTCCGGGGTTTGTAGTTGCCCTCATGTAGACAGGTAAGTCAGGAGCAGTAGAACGTAACCTTGATCTCATGTAGTTCCACGCAAAAGGTTTTGCCCATTGTGTTAACTCATCAAAACCTATCCAACTAAATGCCAAACCTTGATATCTAAGAACATCTTCTTCACGATCTAAATATGACATCCACAGTCTTGCACCTGATGGTGCTACCCACTGCATCTTTCTTTCTGACCACTTTATACCCTTCCAAATTCTAGGATATAACTCTTGAGACTTCCATATCAACTCTCGTAATTCTTCAGTTGTATGTCTAAGTAGTAGTCCACTAAACGATGGATGACCCATATAACGTAGTGGGTCTGCTAACATTGCAAATGATTTACCACCACCTGCACTTCCACCATAAAGAACTTCTCTTTCGTCTGCTGCTAAAAACTCTGTTTGAGGACCTTTGTTTGGTTGGAAAACTATATTCTGTTCTGCGACAGGTATAGTCTCTATATCATCCTCTACGATATTTACTTTAGGCTCTTGCTCCTGTTCTTTCTTCTTGTATGCTTTTCGCTTTTTGGATTGCTTTCTCGGCATACTCGGACCATTTTCTAAGAGTTCTAGCTTGGTTCTTACGTTGTTGTTCATGCATCAATCTTTTTCTCAAACCTACGTGGGATATATCTCTTCCTGTTTTCTTTGTCAACCAATTAGCAACTTGCCTGTATGAATACTGATTAACATATTTTCTAGCTAATTCTAATGCCTCTAGCTCGTATGGTATAGGATCAAGTAAATCTATATCATCCTTATTTAGCCTATAACCAAACGGAATTATCCTAGCTATTCTTGGGATTTGTATCCACTCTGTTTGAGTATCATCTTTTAAGTCTGTTGGTTGTGGTAACTTCCACTTCCCTAAACTTCTATTCATTGTATCACGTTCTTTTAATTTTGTCAATCACTTTTTTTCGGTGGTAGCAACATAACTCCACCTGATGCTTCTACCTGCACCTTTTCAGTTTTAATTAAACCAACCCTGTCAAGTAATTCTTTTGATGCTGCAAGTTTATCTCTAATACCAAGTTGTGTAGGATCATCTACACCACTAACCATAGCCACTGCTGCCTTCGGTGCATTACGTGCCATAAAAGATTCTGTTACTTCCATGATTTCTTTTTTAAGAGAGTTTACAATATCTGTGGTAGATGAGTTTTCTGAATACCCTGCTAACACTTTAGCCTGTACAACATCACCATTTGCTTGATCAAACAGAACTTCTAAAAATTTCTTTTGTCTATCTGTTAGTTCTCTACTCAATGTGGTATTCCTTGTGTTATGACTCTATCTATTAAACGTTGTGCTCTGTTAGTTGTTTGTTTATACCAACGTGAGTCTTCCATTTGATTTGCCATTTCTTGATAGTCCTCTGCTTCTACTGCAGCTATCATCTTCTTAAATTTAGATAAACGAGGTTTGCCAAGTTGAAATGACATATTAATTAATACGTGTTGTATATCTTCAGGGAGCTTATCAAAAGCACCAAATATAGTTTGACAGTCTTGTATTGCAACTTGCACATCATTTAAAAACCAATCTTGTACTTGTTGTTCAGGTACAGGGTATCCTATAGGCTTACCATAGTAATCTATATCCCACTCTGTGATAAGATG